GGGTCTTGCATCATTGATTGATGCACTGATATATGTGATACATGGTCTTGATATAGGAACGCTTTAACTGGCTTACCCTTAAGAATATTTTGATTCTCACTGATTGGGTCAGTTGGTAATAAGTCACTAGCCATAGGCACAAGTTTTTGGAAATTCGTAATCCCTAAAACTTCCAACATTTGACGGTGAAGTAGCGGTAAATCATATAGCTGTGGCGCTGTCTGAGCCAGCTGTAGGGCTGCTTGATATTGGACGACCTTCTGTGCCATCGTAGCTGCGTTCGGGTCTGATACAGGCAATACGTACACTTGGTCGTATTCCTCTTTCTTAGCCTTGCGGTCACCTTGGTCTGGGTCATATTCATATTCGTCAGGAGTAAAGTCACGAATGATATCTTTAAGTAACTTGAACTCTTGTTTCATTGAGTAATGGATACGAGCTTGAATTGCACTCATCATTTTCAATGTGCGCTCTAATACAGCCAGCGTTGTACCTACTGGTGAGTTGGCAGACATATCTGATATTTGCATATCAGCAGCACCAGCGAACTTACGACCCTCGTCTACAATCATGCTTAATAATCCCATAAGCACTTGTGAAGGTTCTTTATAAGGCAACGGCATGATGTTGTCGCGCATTGTGCCTGATGGTACGTCTACATCTCTAAATTCACCCGGAGCTATCGGTGTATCGTCACCTTTAACACGTAACCCACGAGTTTTAAAACCCCCCGGTAGATTAGCCAAGGTGCCAGCATCAACAAGCTGACGAATGAGAGAAGTGCCAGACTTAGCGAAAGCACCGATAAGATGGATAAGCCCAAAGCAATAAAAACCAAAGCCGGGAATATATCCGTAATGGACAAAGTGGTTACGTTTTTGATAAAACTCATCGTCAGGTTTCCAGTTGCGGCGAATAGCTAGGATTGTAGCTGTGCCTACTTCAATAGTTACAATGTATGGAAGTGCAATCCCTGTAAGTTCTCCATCATCATCTTCATGCTCGTAGCCTTCTAAGTCTAATTCAACTTGCATCTCTAGGAGTTTAAAGCGGTTATCAGTAGAAGCACGGAAGCCTAACTTCTCAGCTATCTTTTTCTCTACCTCATCTAAGTTATATGTCGGCTCACCTAGCTCAACATCACGATAGAATCCTGCGCTTTGTAGCTTGCGGATATCGTTTTCTGTCTTTCTCATTACATGTGTAATACGTTCGGCTGACTCAAGACTTGATGTACCATATGGCACTACCACATCTTCAGCTGTAACATACATTGACGTTTGGCGGTTTAGTGCTGGGTCAAAGTACACTTTCTTGAACGCGTTACCTGCTAGACCTAGACCCCATAACATACGCTCATGCTCAGGACGAAACTCTTTCATAACGTCTGTCAATTGATAATTCATATCTTCTTCAACACGAGCTGCCGCTTCTTTCTTCTCTGGGGTGGCTTTACCGATGATTTGCGTACGAACTGGACCTGCGGCTGGGAATGTTTCCATCATCGTCTCAGCTTGGAACTTAACAACAGCCTCGCTTAATAGTGGGTGATACACACCACATGCGCCTTCCCAAGGCTCTGAACGCTCTTCAATCTTTAAACCTAATAGCTCAAGACCATCTACATATGTTTGTATCCAATCCTTACGAGAAGCAACGTCGTCTTCGAAGTCAGCCATTAACTCATATGCTAATGTAACTAGGACACGGTCATCTATCTCCTCAGCTAAGTTAGCTTCGAACTCTGGCGTATCTTCGGTATTCTCTATACTAAGAATAGGTTTACCATCGATACCAATCTCAACACTCTCTGGGTCCTCAATACTAATCTCTAGTGCGGGTCCTTCTTCCATCTGGTCTAACTGGTCAAGTCCTTGCGGAGCTTGGGATAAACTTTTATCAATTGCCATTGTTATGTCCTTTAATAGTAAGCTGCTTTTTTCTTATATCGATATAGTACGCTGTCTTCTGCTTCATCGTTTGGTAAACGAATAAACCCACCCTGCCTGAATCTTATTAGCGCGAGAGTCGTCGAGTCGACCAAGTCATCGTGTTCGCCATTTGGAAAGTCATTACATTCATCAACTACTTCCCTAGCCCAACGACGGTCTGGTGCCCACACAATCCCAGATGAAAACAAATCTGTTACTGCATTGACGCGACTAATCTTGTCCTGCCCTTTGCCCGGAGTAAACTCTCCCGCGGGAATACCCATCCTTCGAAGCTCTTGATATAATGCAGCCCCATTAGATTTCTTTTCTACCATGAATGCGTCTGGTTGCCATTCCTTGTACTCCTCTAATACCATTGCCTTGAGTTCTGGGAATTCCATACGCTTTTTAATTGCGTTTAGCAATATTATATTATAGTTATTCGTTTCTTCGTTAAAGAAAACACCCCAAGTTGTCAAGGCATTAAAGTCAGAACGGTTCGTTGCCTCTTGCGCAGCATCTAATGACATGATTGTAAACTCACAATGCGGTGGATTATCCTTATCCCACATCTGCCACCATGCCTTTTTAATCAGCGCACCACCTTCTGATGTCGGTGCTTGCATGTACTGCGCGTTCCACAAGTGCGGACTAATCGTATTCTGTATCTTCTTAAGCTCAGGTAATGTCCAGAACTCAGGCCACATTGACTCCTCGTGGTCACTACCCTCATTAATAATAGCTGGAAACTCTATGTACTCCCACTGGTCTGCGTCTGGATTCTTCTCTGCGTAGTCTAATAACTTCCCAATCAAGTCTTTCTTTGACCAGCGCGTATGAACCACGATGATTCCACCACCCGGTTGTAGTCGTTGACGTGGACCTGACTGATACCATTCCCAAGCCTTGTCAAAAACATCTAAGTTACCATTAATAATATCCTGCTCATTATGAGGGTCATCAATAATAAAAATATCGGCACCCATACCAGCGGCACCCGCACCGACACCCAGAGCATTATAAACTCCTCCCTTGTTAGTTCCCCAACGACCTGCCGCTTTACTATCTGTCTGTAGGGTAACATCCCTGAAAATCCCTTTATATACATCTGAGTCAATTAAGTTACGAACTTTACGCCCGAAGTTCACTGCAAGCTCTGCCGTGTGTGATGCCTGCATGATTTTCTTCTCTGGATAGTTACCTAAGAACCATGCTGGTAGTAAATATGATGCAAATTCTGATTTTGTGTGGCGTGGTGGTAGCGAAATAGCTAATCTTTTAATATCTCCCCGTGCAACCGCCTCAAATTTCTCTGCCATGATAATGTGATGTCTACCCAGTATGCATCCGGGCCACACCTTCTTAACAAAGTCAAGAAAATTCATGTGAGCTGTGTCATTTTGCTGCCTTGCCAGTAACTCCGTTAGCAATTCCAAGACTTTGGGGCGTTTAGCTTCTGGAATCTTGTGCAGATTCGCCTTTATGTCAAGTAATTGCTCATGCGTTAGATTCATTTAGATATTTATCTCGATATCTTTGATTGATGGAGCATTAGCAGGTGGGACTTCGTACATTTTTGACGTTGGGTTTAGTAAAAGGGTCAGAGTTTTCTCTAACTCCTCCTCAATTTCTGATGTGGTGCGGTGTGTTATGGTAATTTCTTGACGTTCCGTGAACATCCCTACTTCAGTAACCTTACCCAGCAGCTCTAAAGCCTTCAATCTCTCGCTTGGTTTGGTTGCGGTCATGGACTCATCCATCAGACGGTTCATTATATACCTCCGAACCTGCACTGCTTCTTGCACAACCTCGTGGTCGTACTCAGTTAGCATGGCTTCAAGGCGTAATATCACATCTGGTTTCTCAGCATGGGTTGCTAAGTCTGCTTTTTCGGTAAATATCTCAGTGGCGTTGCGTTGGGTTTGCTCATTCTCATCAACTTGCATGCCGTGGTCCATCAATTCCAGTACGGACCTTGCTCGCGCCCTTACCTCTTCACGGTATGTTATGTTCTTTGCGAACAGCACTTCATCTTCGTCGACCCGTTCAATAGGTGGAAGAATTACATCAGGCTCTTCTGGACTATAATCCAGCATTTCATTCATGTTTTGCATCGTTACCATAGGGTTGTAAGCAAATTGTTCCCATATAGTACTAT